GATATATACCCACCCGTGCCAACAGATTTAGCACCCTGGGGTCTTTTTCGGCGCAGACCCGCAGGGCAGACGGCAGACGGCTAGTGGTAGAGGGAAAGCCGTCGCGCTCACTACCTCACCGGCGCACCCTTTCCCCTTATATGCCTGCCACCTAATCAATAAGTAACTGCCCACCGGCAGACCGCTACGGCACTCTCCCCGCCCTTGCCTATTGCCTAGCCCGCTACCTGATAACCCGCCCCGCGATCTATTGCCCCGCGATCCACGCGACACCCGCGCCGGATGACCCGCCCCGCGTGTTCGCCTAGCGCACCGATTCCCCCGCCGGATGAGATCGCTAGACCTAGATAATCGAACGAATGTTCTAATGAAAATAATTCTAGAAACTTCCCTGAATTGTCTTCCATATACGTTAGAAACTGCTATCGTCCTCCTAGTGCGGAAATACCGCATAGAAACAAGCAAGAATTAGGGGCTAATTATGAGCAAAAAAGACTATGAGGCAATTGCCTCGATTCTTCGATCTGCCCGCGAGGTAGTAGAAGAAAGACCAACTAGGGCGCGGATGTTAGGTCTCGCGCCTATTGATCAGATCGAGCGCGATCTCATCGCACTATTCGAGAGTGAAAGTCCTAGATTCGACCGTGACCGTTTCCGATCTGCCTCCCGCGCTACTAGCGCATTTCGTAAGGCGATCACCGATCAACTAGGCGAGGCGATCTAATGAGCGACAAGGGATTCATTAGGTGCGCCCTATGCGGTGCGGTAGTTGTTCGATCGTCGCGGGCTTATGGCGGGATGATTCGCCTAGTCTGCCCCGATCAAGAATGCTCAGAATCAGAAAGCAAGGCATTCGCCTAGCCGACGGGCTATCCGTCACCCATCGCGGGTGACGGGTGGTCTGCCTACTAGGGGCAGAATTAGAAAGGGGCTAATGATGGCAAGATCGAAAGAAGATAAGGCACAATTCATCAGTGATCTAAGGGCTAGCGCGAAAGCGGTATCCGAATCGAATCCCGATCTACCTTTCGGGCTACTCTCTCACTACTCATTCGCTAACGCTTGCGCGATCATCGCTCAACGCCCTAACGCCACTCAATGCGCGGGCTTTCACGCGTGGCGAGAGTCTGGGCGTAGCGTGAAGAAAGGTGCGAAAGGTATCGCGGTGCTAGTGCCACTAAGCGCGAAAGATGATGATTCGCCGATCCGATTCTCCTGGCGATATGTGTTCGACATAGCCGACACGGAAGAATTACGGGAAGATTCGCCACGCCTAGCGCGTGATCTTCTCACGGCCTAGTAGGTGGACTATCGCTCACGGCCACGCCGTGAGCGGTGGCCTATTCGCTAGGAATAGGAAAGAGAAAGGGGCTAGAAATGGCAACATTGAGGGAATTAGCCGTCGAAATGAATCTAAGCGACGGCCTAGAAGATAGGGGCGGCGGGATGGTATTTCTCAACATAGATAACCGCTTGGCCGTCGTAGAGGATGAGAAAGGGTTACACCTAACGGACTTACTCTCTTGGGCTAGATTCGCGCCGGTCAAGATCGGGCGAAAGTCTAATGTGACCCGAAAGGGCCTAGAATTCCAATTCGCCCAAGCAGCGCGATACCGAAAGCAAATCGGGGCCTAGAGTCTGCCTATCTCTCACCGCTCACGCGGTGAGGGGTAGGGAGGGGCTAGCCCTCCTAACCTAACGGAAGGAATAAAAAAATGAACACGATGACGAAGGAAGAAGCATTCACGACATACCCTTTCACTTTCGATGGGCGTGAATATGTCTCTAGGGTGGCGTTAGATTCTCCACTTATCAAGAGAATCGCCGCCCTCCCTCTAGGGATGTTTGAGCAAATGAACGCCGAATGTCTTGATGAACTGATGGGAAAGGGAAAGGGTCGGGAGGAAATCGAAGCGAGGTTGATAGAACTGAATGAGAATGGCTCTTTCGCTTTTATAGAATTAGTCTAAGTCTTGCCTATCGTATAGCGTAGAATCTGCTACGCTATACGGTAGGGAGGGCGTAGGCTTTCCACTACCAACAACAAGGAAAGAGGGGCTAACAATGGAAACGACAACAACAACACCTCGCGCCTGGGTAGGGTGCTTAGGGTGCTATAACGAGGGCAGACTCAACGGCGCGTGGGTAGAGGGCGAGAGGGCGGGAGAGATTTCCCTAGCCGTCACCCTTGCCGGTGATAAGTGCGCTACCTGCGGGGCAGATGAGTTCTGGGTATTCGATCACGAGGGCTTCGAGGGCGCACTCAGGGGGGAGTGTTCGCCTATGGAGGCGCAAGAGAAAGCCGAACTGCTCGCAAGCGTGGACGATAGTGAGCGCGAGGCGTGGGAGGCGTGGCTTTCTAATGGGTGCGAGGCAGACCCCGACGCTATGCGTGAGGCATATTTCGGCGAGTTCGAGTCAGATACCGCTTTCGGTGAGGAGATGGCTAACGCGTTAGGAGTGCTTCACGATCTGCCGGACTCTCTCTCGTATTACTTCGATTTCGAGAGATATGCCCGCGATCTTCTAATGGGTGATTTCTGGGAGAGTGGCGGTCACTATTTCCGGTCAATGTAGGTTAGCCCCTGCCTGCCCCTCATCGCTCACGCGGTGGGGGGTGGAGAGGGTCTAAAGGCTAGACACTCTAAAGCCTCTTAGGAGGGGGCTAGATATGAAACTGACCAAGAGGGGGAGGAGGGCGGTAGCGGTTGCCGTCCTGCTATGGCTTGCCCTGATCTACTACACCGCCACGCACATCCACTACACCGGAGAGGGCTACTGTTGGGGAAGTTTCACTCAATGCTACACACTAGAGGGAGAGGGCAAGAAATGAAACTAAAAGAGTGGCTACTAGACAGACAAGAAAACGGCGATGACGGCACGGGTTTTTACGATTACCAGGACGAGAAAGAGGGGGAGGGCGAGTAATGGAAATCGAAACGCAAGAGATACTCATTAGGGTCAATGGAGAAGATGAGGAGCGATTCGCGGTATTCGGTCTCATCCCTGACGATTATGAGGGAGACCTCGCTGACCTGCCGGATGATGAAGGTATCTACTATTGGCTGACCCGCCAAGAGTGGGAGAGCCTGAGGGTGGGCGATGAATACGGAGACGCGGTTATTACGAGGGTAGGAGAGGGCGAGGAGTGCGACGAGTGCGGAGAAATCCACGATGAGGACAACATAACGATAAGGGAGGGCGAGTGATGAACGAGTGTTTTATATGCGGAGACACCGCTACATTCATAAAGGAGGATGGCGGTTGGTATATGTGCCGTCAATGTATCCACGACGGAAAGGACTTAGAGTGATGACCTATTCCTGCGCTTGGTGCGGTGATACCGGCGAAGAAGTGTTAGAGGTAATCAATGGGCAGAATACCTGCGAACTGTGCTTAGACTTAGCGAAAGAGGGGGAGGGCGAGTGATGATGACGGCAGAAGATGAGAGAACCTACTGCGAGAAGTGCCATCAAAACTTCGACGATGACGGATTCGATTACCGGCTTGACTTCCCTGTGTGCCTTACCTGTGCCTCAGGCTTTCCGGAGTGTAACAACTGCGGAGAGGTGTTCGATGATCGCGGGTCGTGGTCTCCTGTCTGCCAAAGGTGCGAGGATAGGGCGATCTTCTACGGAGGTGTGAGATGAGCCGGTGTTCGGCTTGCTATGGCAAGGGCTACTATGTCCTCACGCTCTTAGGGGAGGATGACTACCAAGTAGTAGTCTGCGAGTGCCAGATGACGAGGGAGAGGGAGGGCGAGAGTGGCTCTCTGTAATGTGTGCGATATGCGTATTGATACTGACCTAATGGTGAAGCACTATGCGCTCTGTGATGATGACTTAGTGGGAGGATCGTCCTCCCCTTATGGAATAGAGGAGGAAAGTAAATGAGGATAAAGACTTTTATTTCTTTTGAGTGGGATACTGACCACGAAAGCGAAGACAGGTTAGAAAAAACTGTCGAAGAGTGGGGAGAGTATTTCTCTGGACTAATGTTAGAAGACATTGACGGACTTGTAAAAAGGAATGAACTAATGAGCGCGATACAGTATAAAGTAACGGAGGTAGGAGAGGATGACTAAGGAAGATATGATCGTGCTATGTGAGGAAGCAATAGACAGGATAGAAGAAGGTGGGGAACTCGATAGCAAGGCTATCTTTGAGTTGCTTCACGAAGTCAGGGCATACCTAGTGAATCAGGGGGATTAGACAATGACTAAGGAAGAGACGGAAAGGGTGGAGAGGGAGGCGGTGCGCCTCGCTGGTCCAAACATAGGCAGGCAGATCAAGGTCAAGAAGGTGCTGACCTACATAATGACCGACCTCGGTGGCACATTTATACAGGAGGAGGTGGCAGAGGATGAGTGGAACAAACTTCTACACAGTTAGAACATTCGAGGGGGAGGCCATCATCGGCACAGAGTCGGTGGAGGAGGCGTTACACTACTATCGTGAACACGCACCTGCCCAGATACTCGTCTCCGTCTGGGAGGGAGAGGGTGAGGACATTCACCAAACGATAGAACCGATCAATGTTACAAGCCTTGTAGTACAGGCACAGATTCAGCAGTTCGACAAACTAAGGGGGTTACGACTATGAAGGAGAAGAGGGTTGTGACGGCGGTCAAGACAGCCGTAGCCCTGCGCAACTACCAGAGGGCGAGGGCGAGGGCGCTCACCCGACTAGCCAACCAATACTACGAGACTTATAGAGAGTTCTTGGAAGAGGAGAAGCATCGTGACGAGGTGGAAGGTAAGAAGTGGCATAGCCTTGACGATAATAGTCGCAATCGTATGGGTAGCCCACGACAGGGTGGGTCACATACCTCCACCTCCGGTCAAGAAGGAAGTCCGAACGAAGGCAACGATGGAGGAGAAGCGTGAGAACCGACGCATCGCCAAGACTTACGCTAGTGCAGGGTGGGGATGGAGAGGGCGAGAGTGGAAGTGCCTCAACTATCTTTGGTCCAGTGAGTCGAGGTTTGACCACTACGCCGATAACCCGACCTCATCTGCATACGGAATCGCTCAACGACTTGGTGAAGATAGTCGACGACCTCGTTACCAGATACTTAGAGGTCTCCGATACATTGATCACCGCTACGACACGCCTTGTCGAGCGTGGGCGTTCTGGCTCCGCAACTATCACTACTGAGGGAGAATCTAATGCGTAGATGGTGGCTCTATATTGGTGTGAAGGCTGGCTGGATTAGCCTGCCCTACTGCCAGACCCACGATGGGGGCTGGGAGTATATGTCGGAAGAGACACGCCAAGAGTGGGAAGCGGGCGGTGATCCCTGCCATACTGTAATGATTCTGCTAGACTCTGACCAACGCTGGTAGCCCCTTCCGTTCCAGCCCCTCCTAACGAGTAGCCCTCACCGAAAGGTGAGGGTTTACTTGTCTGTGGAGTAGAAGCCAGAACCTCGGAACTGAATAGAGGGCGTGGTATAGACGCGCCACATCTCTACCTTGCACTCTGGGCAGGAGGGAGAGGACGCTTCTGCGTGGATGGAGCGCTCGACATCAAACTCGATGCCGCATTGAGAACACTTATAGGGGTAGCGCATAGTTCAGATTGAGAAAGCCGACAAGTTTGATCTTCTTAGATGTGTTAGCAAACTCTGTGGTAGTGGGCATCCATCGCTCTTCCCACGCTGGTTGTGGTACACGCGATAGGTCAAACGCAAAGACTCCGTTAGGTGTCGAGTTGATATACCAAGGGTCAAGGACTCGGAGACCTGCCTCGTCCACAAGACGGACATACTTGGACTGCTCAATGAGTAGGTCTGGGTAGTGTGTGTGACGACACTTGAGTTCGATGTAGAACTTCTTATCGTCGGAGATGCAGTCGAAACTGTCGTAGATTCCCTCTGACTTGTATAGGTCAGGAAAGTGTTTCTTCTTGAGGTACTCAAAGAGATCGGCCTCCTTCATTGGAGTTGCTCCTGTATAGCCCGAATAGTCCCACACGGATAGTTTGGGTCTTCATCACAACCACGACAAAGTAATCCGTAATCTTTGGATTGATACGGCGCGTGGTATTCCACTACTGCACGAAGTGCTAACTCGTGAGCGCCACTACAACAACTCAAACTATCTATCTTTGCAAGCAATTCTTCGTGTGTTAGTTCCAAGGTGATTCACCGCCAAGGTTTGCTACTACCTTGCGGAGCGCATTGAGGATGCGCCGGTCAGCAGTGGAGATGGCACAGCCAAGGTAGGTTGCAATCATCTCTAGTGTGTAGTTCTCGTGATAGCGAAAGCGCAATATCTCCTGCTCATCCTTCTCTAACTTGACATAACTAGCCTTGATGTCTACCAAGATAGCGAGCAGGTTGCCACCCTCAGCAGGAGCAGAAGGTTTCTGTGGTCTGCCATCGTTGATCATATTCTGTGCCTGCTCTAGGGCAGTGTCGTTGACTACCGAAGCAATCACATAGGGCAGGAGTTGGCTGACTGTGATGCGGTCATAATAGGACTCGTCTTGTATCTCATAGCCAGACTTGCTGGCCTTCTCCTTGCGAGCGTAGCGCTCTAGTGAGCGTTGCATCTGCCAGCCGATACGCCTCTCGTTGTGCTTGCGTATCTGCTCGTCTTGTTCTTCCATCTGTTTGTTGAAGTCTCTAGCGCGAGAGGTCAGGAAGAGGTGTGCTTCCTGCATCAAGTCGGCTCGTTCAACATATGCCCAGAACCTGCGGTGGACTGTGTGTACCACGCTAGGGATGAGGTCCTTGAGGATGGGATGTATCTCAGTCATTAGGTAACTCAGGCCACTTTCGATCGAGGACCATAATGGCTATGGCACTGTAGTTGAGAAGATCTATGAAGGAGTCTCGGAGCGACTCGTTACTGGGAGAGACTCGGCTATCAAGTAGATTATTGATACGAGCCACTTTGTCCCACATTCGCACTCGGAGGCCGTTGAGTGGTCCGCCCGGACTGTGAGCGATGTTCTTCGGGCCGTAATCGTGATGCTTGCGGATGAGCAGATTTCCTGCTGCATCGAGAATAGTCCAGACATCTCTGATGAACTCATCGTCTATGCCTTTGTGGGGATTGGACGGACTGTTATTGTTCCATCCTTGTAGTTCATCGACACTATAATCATTCCCGTATCCATCAACAATTCTGCCACTTCCTGTAACTCCCGCTTGGTTGTCACTCACTTCGCTCCTCCAAATAGTTTCCGTAATTCTTCAGGCCCATTGGACAGGTAGTATTCATTGATGTCCGTATTGGGTGGTAATGTTACTATAGTCCCATTCGGTAGTTCTGATTGGACACGCCGAGCGAACTCTGCTCCTGGGTTTGTGCCATCCTCTTTCACATCGTTGTCGCCTACAACATAGACAACCTCATAGCCGGTGAATAACTTGGCAAAGTGTGGCTTCCACGCCTGCACTCCTGGGATTCCTATTGCTGGGACACCCACGATAGCCGAGAGAATCACTGCATCTAACTCACCTTCACAGATCACTGCGAAAGGTGACTGGATGAGGACATCTGAGACATTGTAGGGATGTGCCTTCTGTCCTACCGGCTGACCATACTTCGGCTTGCCATCGTCGATGCGACGAAACTTCACCGCTACGCAGTGGCCCATCGCTGTCAGGTAGGGAATGGATAGCCACCCCACATAATCTTGATGGCCCTCTGCTGGATCAACAACTGTGCCAAGCGTCATCTGCTCGGCTACTTCCTTAGATATACCACGTCCTTCGAGATACGCTACGGTTGCCTCGTCGAGGCTTTGACTGTACCTCACCACCGTTTCCAGTAATGATTTCGTGAGCACGGCTGACTGCATCCTTATACCCTAACCCCTCTTTTTCCATAATCACATCTATTGCTGACCCACCTCTACCGCAGGTGTGGCAGAAGTACAGGTTGTCGTAGGTGTTGATCACCGCACTCCGTCTGGAGTCATCGTGGATACAACACTTGACTGAAGCGGCTCGGCCCTGCTTGACCTCACCGCCGTAGTGAGCGACGATAATCTCTATGGAGATTGCGTTTGATGCAGACTTACCTTTTCGCCCTTTCGAGCGAACCACCCTGTTCCAGTCTTGTGCTGACATTCGCAGTCCTTACACTTCTTGTGTAGTTTCTTCGCTTCCTTGGTCTTCTGCTGGCTGTTCAGTTCCGCTGCTTCCCTGCACATCTGACAAATCATCTTGCTTCTCCTCTGGTTCTTGATTGTAAATCTGACTACTTGTTATCTGACCCTCTGGTGTTGGCATCTTACGGTCTCCTTAGTACCTAATACTTGTTAGTCTTTCTAACAAGCGTTCAAGAACCTTGACTTCTATCTTGAGTTCTTCATTCTCTTTTTGAAGTTTTTTGCTATGGTTTTCAAGTTTTTCTATTTCTAAAACCAACGCTGGGTTATTGTCTATATGGGTTGTGATCCCTTCGAATGTCATTGCTTCTCCTTTGCCCAGTTCTCCAAAGGCTGGATGACCCACGCCTTCTGGGTGGGTGCGTTCCTGCGCTTGACTATGACGAAGGCCGGTGGAGTAGAGGCGAGTCCACGTGCCTTCGCATAGTTCTCGGCTTCCACCTGCGCTTCGCTCCAGAAGGCAGGCAGATCAATCTTCTTGCGGTTCTTGAGTTCTAGAATGTAGGTCTGACCTGCGACGATGCACACCAAGTCACCCTCGTCACTAGACCCAGCCTTGGCAAGGCGTTCAACGAAGTGTCCTAGCGAGCGCAAGTACTTCATCACATCCGTCTCAAACTTTGCACCCTTGGTCTTGTTGTATCTAGCGCTTGGCATTATCAAACCTCGCTAAGAAAGCGCCAGTCCCACCGAACTCTTCATACTCGGTGATGCCACCGAAAGTATCAAGCACTCGCTGGGTATTGTAGTTGTCCTCGTGGTGTATCTCGTAAGGATTTCCCTCGTGAATTCCCTGCGGGTAATGGATGATGGGTATGGTGATGATGGCGTTACGTGCCTGCATACGCGCCTTGTTCCAGACCTCAACTGCTTCGGCCTCGACCATATGCTCCAACACATCACCGAATACCACAAGATCATAGTCCCAGTTATCCCACTGTCTTACGTCAACATTATAGATGCTGTCATAGCGTGACTCTAGGCTGTACTGCTCGATATAAGGTTTCCATATCTCAATGCCATCAAGCAGAAACGGTTTGCCGAGGATAGGCACTACTGCTTCCTCGAACATACCACTACCAACACCAACGTCGAGGATGGTCTTGGGTTGCAACTCATCGACCTTTGCGATGATCCACTCTTTATTATCAAGGCTCGATGTAGGCACTATTGATTCTCCTTCATTGTCCAAGCGCCCTATCAATTCCCTGTTCTAAGGTAATCTTAGGCTCATAGAACTTGAGCATTTTGGAATTATCAGAGACTCGGTGCATACAACCCACTGGCTTGTCCGGTCTGGTAACGATTTCCTTTTGCACACCGGCAGCATCCATACACATCTGCGCTAGTTCTAAGAAGGAAGTCGAACGGCCCCAGCCTAGATTGATGGGACCTCTGACATTGTTCTCTACTGCACTCAGAACAGCCCAGATAATGTCTTCGATATGGATGAAGTCGCGTGTCTGCCTACCGCTTCCCCATACCTCAAAGGTCTTATCACTTGATAGCGCCTTCTGTATGTACATCGGGAACGGATAGGTCAAGTCTTGATCAGAGCCATACCCAGAGAAGGGACGGAATATGTAGACATTCTTGACAAAGGATGCAAGGTATTCTCCTACCAACTTCGACCAACCGTAGGTCATATCAGGCTTGCGTGGATCGTAGATGGTCTGCATATCCTCACGTAGCCTGCGCTCGTTACCCTCGACTTGATACTGTGTAGGGTAAGCCGCACTGCTGGAGAAGTAGACCACCTTCTTAGGCTCAGTCTTCAAGCACCACTGGAAGAACTCTGAGTCAATAGAAAAGTTGTCAGCCACTGCCAGTGGCCTGCCCTCAATCGTCTCTCTGCCACCCACGATAGCGGCGAGGTGAATAACAAGATCGTATTGGGTATCTTCCTTCTTGAAGAAGTCTCGGCAGTCGATACCATCCTTGATATCAATGCCTGTAATATCCCACTTGTAGCCGTCAACCAAGCGCAAGAAGTTGCGACCAACGAATCCCTTGTGGCCCGTCATCAATACCTTCATAAGTCTCCAAAGTTGTAGGCGTAGCGGGTTCCACCCGTCTCGCGTTGGGCTGTCTGCTTATCCACCTCGTAGGTGAAGTCATCATTCTCATCGACTGCCACTCCGATATGGTCCAGAGTCCAGTCTCTCTTAGGTAGTAACGCTACACGTGATGGCTCTTCAACCTGTGTCCCGTAGTACTCGTCGTGAACCAACGCTGACTTGATAGCCCTGTCATACACCTTGTCCCGCAAGAACCATTGGTCTGAACCGTACTGATTGGAGATGGTGTATTGGCCCATCAACTCTGCAATGTCTGCGAGCGCTCCGCGCTTGGCTCCGAAGTGGCAACCGATGATAGGTTCACTATGTCCGGTTGGATGGTCCTTGACGATATGAAAGTCCAGGTCAGAGGCTACCCACTCATCGTGGGCTACTCGATCTCGGTAGCCAAGACGAGCATCAGCATCCTTGATAACTACCCTCTCAAAGTTCTGGTCAGCAAAGGCAAGGAAGCGCCAATACATAGCCGTATGATTCTCCGGCCCATCAACGCTGGCTATCTCTACACGTGGCATCAGCGATAAAGTCTGGATGACCCACGACGGTACGCTCTTGCCCACATAGAACCTGCAATCAAAGTCAGGGAACATATGCTCTGCGATGATGGCGTTCTTGATAGCACCCACTGTGTACTTGAGGTTATCCCCATAGAGAGAATAGGAAAACAGATTCACGGTTGTATCACCTGCGTAATGATCTTCTCAAGGTCAGTCTTCAGGTCAGCCCTGACATACTCTAGGAAGGTCTCTTGGTCCTTCTTATACATCTCAGGGCTGTTGACCTCTTGATACTGAGCATCGTTGTCTGCCTTACCAGCGACATAATGCAGGTGTTCAATGATGGCCCTCTGCTCATACTTCAGGCAGTCCAGTGCTTGACCTAATGACATCCAGAAGTTATCCATATAGAGATGGATGAGTTTCGGTGGGGACATATAGCCAATGGCTCTGATGATGTTGGTCGACATCATTACAGCGGTGGCTAACTTCTGACCCTGAAGCAAGTCGTTGCCATAGGAAAGGCCGTAGCCTCGCTCCTTGATGGACTCGTAGAGAATCTCATCCCAGCCTGGGGTCTTGACCAAGTGGTCATCACCTAGGAAGTAGATAGTCTCGTACTTGTCAGCATACTTTTTGGCTACCAGGTTCAGTGTGCCATTCATACGAAGCCTCTTATTGACCTCATACTTCACGCCATCCAAGCGTGGATATAACTTGGACTGATCCTTGTCAATAGCCACGATAATATCTGAGATGCGTGAGTGTTCTAGTAGCGCATTGACTCCACGCTCTACGCTCTCTGGCCTGCTTCTGCTAGGCAGGATAACAAGATTAGTTTTTGTTTGCATACTGTGCATCCCTGAAATACATTCGACCCTCTTCGCTAGTGACGGACCTAATCTGACACGCTGCAAAGTTTACCGAAAGAGTGGCCCATTCGCTGGCATTGGCTGAGTGTTTTCCAAAGCGATTCTTTACCGCTGCAATCCGCAATGAGTTGGTCAGTGGGTCGTAGCCCAGTGTGCAGATGATGGCTGGCAACTGAGAAACCTTGCCGTGAATAGCACGGCGTGGTGGTGGCATCTCAGGCGAGCCATACTCTGATGCCTCAGAGACGTGGTGCAAGACCATCACACAGGCCTCAGTCTTGCGAGCCATATCGTGGAACTCAGCCATAATAGCCCGCAGTCCTGCCCACTCATTGTCCGTCTCAGCAACGACATTCATTAGGTTATCTATCACGATCAACTGTGGCATCTCACCGTAGAGTTCAAGGTATGCCTTGATTTCTAACTCGATATCATCGAGCGTTGGTGATGAGTCAAAGACCCACTGAATGTGGTCAGCGCTCGCCATAGCCTCGTCATAATAATTGGCAGACCGTTGCAGGTTCTGCTCCACCGTCAACTGGGTATGCCCAGAGATGGCAGCGGCAGTGCGTAGCATTACGGTAGAGGTATCAGTATCAGCCGAGAAGAACAGGGTGGGTATGCCAGCCTTGATCGCATAGACCAAGGCCAGCATTGACTTACCTGCGTTAGGCGCGGCTGCAACCATACACACTTGACCCCGACGGAATCGGATGTCAAACTTCGTAAGATCATTCCAAACTTCAGGAAGTGGCGTTGCTTTGGTTGTTACTGTCCCCCAAGCGCGGGATAGTTTTAGCAATGAACACCTCCACTGGAAAAGAATCTACAATTATATTCCTTTGTCTGCGAATGATGCGACGCTGATTCTCAGTAAGACCGCCCCATATCCCAAACTTCTCGTGCTTCAAGCCCCATTCAGCACACTCAACTTGATGCTCACACCGGAAGCAAATCTCTTTGACGGACCGCGTAGGTGTGTGACCCTTCTCAGGGAAGAACGCTTCTGGGTCAGATTGAGCGCAGAGTGGGGCCTCGAAATCTCGTGGCCCCCTCACGGTTTACGCCCAGATTGTTTGACACTTGTCGCTTGCACCCTTTGGTGCAGCGCACATCCATCCTCTCCAAGGACCTCTCGCAGAAGTACCAGTGCGGAAGGTCATTGTGCCGTGCTTACAACTCGGTGACTGTCCTTCGACTACTGCTGGTGATTCAGCAGGTGCTGGTTCTCCCACTGGTGATGCGGGCTTTGGTGTGAAACTACGACGATATCCCCCAGTCTGCGGAGCGCTTCCCAAAGATTGACTCACACTGTGGATCAAAGTCGCCGTATCTTGAATCGTAGTAAGCGAGGTCTCTAGTTCAGCAGAGTCCTGCGCATAGATGTTGACCAATGTTCCGTCAGCCAACTTGAAGTTCACTTGGAACTTCGTTGTATCGGGTGCAGCCATTTTACTTTCCTCCAGTTGATTTGATTGAAAGCCTTGTGCTTTCCTTTCCTTGCTTTGTCGGCACGAAGCCTAGTGCTTTCTCCACCGCTTCTTTATCGACAGTGTTACTCTGGACAGTAGTCCAACGGACTTCATATCCAGTAGTAGTAACTCCAGTTATACCAGCAAGCGACTCACGGATTGCTTCCTTCTTCGCTTCAAGGGTTTTGATCTCATCGTCTATCTGCACATAGTGCAGAACGGATAAACTCTCAGCCTCTGGTATCTCAGATAATTCAGTTTTTGTACGTTCTTTTTTTAGACCAACGCATCCCATCTCCCCAGAGGCGTCAAAGTACTTGCAATAGAACCTACAATAAGACTCATCACGCTCTGGTCCTGGTGCAACGTCAGAGGCTTTGATGGCTTCTAACCAGTTCAAAGCCTCCAACGCTACTTTCTCGTCATAGGGTTCAGAGTGGACTTTGATGTCACGCTCATCACCATCACGAGGTATGGCTACAAGATTGACCCGACTGACCTTCCCCTTGCCAGACTTCTCAATCAAGTAACCATAGACCTGTACCTGCCAGCGTTGTTGCTGGCTAGGAAAGTACGAGAGGTTCTTATATTTAGTTGTTTTCCAGTCAACCACGTCGCCCGTTTCAGGTATGAAGAGATCGACGTGTGCCTTCATCCCACCATACTCGACGGTGGTCTCTATCAGCAAATCGTCTCGCTTGCTAAGCGCCGCTTCAATCGCTCCGTGAATTGCTGTTCCCATAATAGCAGCAAGTTTGAGTTCATTGTCGTTGGTTTCGGGTTGGTCGTTGAGTCGATACCAAACCTTGCGACGGCAACCACCCAATTCCGATGGACCTATCTGCTTCTGCTTACCCCTGCCACGAGAGTTCTCTTTCTCGTAGAGAGCCTGAATCAAGAAATCCCTAATCTCCATTTTGCTCACCCTTCCTTTCGTCCTCCTCGAAGAAGCAACCGCATCCCCCTATATCATCCAAGTCTAGCATTGATGACTGACTATCAATCCGTTTTCTTAGTTCAGCCAAGGTTAGGGGTCGCTTCTCACCCTTGACCATCTCTGTCAGGATTGAGACATCCTTGCCTATATGCTCCCTGATCTCTTGTTCCTTCTCTTCCCAGACCTTGAAGCGCTCAGGCATAATGTCATACAGTTTCTTGAACTGGCCCTGTCCAGCGCGAACACACCCACCGCCGCAATTATTGTGCGAGAAACCTAACTTATACAGTCTAGGTATCTCTAGGCCTTCTTTCTCGGCCCACTCAAACAACTGATCCTTGTCTCGATAGGGAGGTTCAGCCAGTGGAGCCTCGGCGATGTATGGTTTATAGTTTTTGATAATCGCTGGAAGCCTGTGAGTTTCCGTCCAATCAATACCTACATAGACTCTGACCTCTTCTGGCTTGCAGTTATCTACTAGCCATTTTCTTGCTGGCTTTTGTTTTAGTTCAAAGGAACAGTGAGCAAGCCTACTATTGCCAAGAAACTTCTTATCCTTGAAAACCTGCCAGATATCTCTGCCGTCTACCAAGGTAATAAGATGACCGCCGACATTCTTTGCCGCGTCTTTTACGAACCTGTAAGTATCCTCGTCTTCCCCTATATGTGGGTCATCGCTGAATCCCTTGACATCGCTGAAGACAAGATAAAGGTCATCAGTCCCATACTTTTCTGCAACGATTTTGGCAGCGGCCCAAGAACCAATACCTCCTGAGAACATTACGACGTGCTTCAGAGGTGCTTGGTTTTCCATACTGCGTCTTCCCTCCATCGGGTAATTGTAATGTTGAAGAATATAAAGTTCAAGGCTAGTGAGTCAGCCAATACGATGTAGCCATAGTCATCAAGTTCTTGGTATCTATCAAAACCAAGACCAAAGTTACGTAGGCTCGACCTATTGATGTAGACCGTATATGGGTCCCTGTGCCAACCTGCCATATCAATTCCTCTCCTGTACCACCAACTGTAAGGGCAGGCTTGTATTGACGTCAAGCACCGACGCGATCTCAATGGCGCGTTTCGCTATCTGCTCGGCCCGCGTGAAAGGTATGGCTATTCCTTTGACCTGTGAGTAGAGGTAGCCCAGCGCGAACTGCCCACCGGAGCCAATCGCGTAGGCTCCATACTGAGACTGGAAGAACGATAGGTCACAGGCGATATGAAAGAGGTTTCCATTGAAGGCCAATAGGTAGTCGAACCCAGAGTCCTTGTCCTTGAGCGCCTCGTTGAAGTCGTAGTTGTGTTCCCTGAAAGTGTTGGCAATGGAAGGGATGACCTTCCTGCCCATAAAGACCACTGGATCATCGCCATACTTTGGAGCAGGCGGTCTCCAGTTATAGGTCAAGATATCTCCAGGGCGTGTATCGCCCGTGATACCCAATAGATACCGACCAACCTCTACAATCTTGGGCGTGGACAATGCAATGGAGCGGAGATTATCTTCGGTGATCTGGCTATCAGCAGCCAGCACTACACTCGTTGCTGTCTGTATCCCTACAAGTGTGGTCATAGGTGCATAATTTACACCACCTTACGGCGTGTCGCCCCAGCGACACTCCCAATGGAATCACTATAATATGAGCGAAGCGAATAACGGTACGGCCCCTGACGGGGCCGAGGCCGTGATTGGTAAGGCCGAGAGGCGACTGACCACAGGAAGGAGCCGTGCCGAGCAATGTGGTTCCGTCTACTCCGGCTGCTGAAAAACCAAGACAGCCTACCACCCGTTCACGGCGCTGACCTACGATCTCTTGGCCCAGTCCACGTCTGCTCGTGTGGCTGTGAAGTATTCAACGTGATGGCTTGCTTCGAGGACTATGAACTGGTCTGGTACTTCCTGGATGCCACCTGTGCCAGTTGTGGCAATATCGTCACCGT